TAGAGGGTTTAGACGGTCCAGCCTAGCGTGCACAGAACATAGTACACGCCAGGACTTTGGTTCGCATTACAAGCTGTAGTATAACATCTCGTAATCCAGGGTTGTCAAACCCTTCTGAGGTATCCAATCCCACGAGGAAGTGGATAACTCTCTTTCCTTAACGTTAGGAGGCCCATCAGGCCTATCCCTAACTGAAAAGGAACCGGTCCAAGCACGCTTGTCTTTGAGCCTAGAGACGTATAAAGTACGTTTCGAATGACTCATACCAATTGTGTTGTTCCGTCGCGCATCGCCTTCGATAAAACCACCCAGGGCACCTATAAGGAGGCCCGAGTGGTTAAACTCGTAGTCCTTCGTACTCAGTTTTCTTGGCTTTGGGACAAGAGCTCGGTATTTGGTAACACCGTACTTTGTCCGCAAGCCTGAGAGACTGAGACTGGTTTTGATCCCACTTGAGTCTGACGCGTCGAAAGGGACTGGGCGAAAAACAACCAGTCCTTTAAGATAGCGTAGGCAATGAGAAAGATCAACACCATTATGAATAGACCAACGAGCAAGGCGGTTGAAGATCGAGTAGTAGTGAGTTTCATGGTAACACTTCTTAATATAGATGCCGCGAATATCGTGGCCCTTAAAGAAGTCTTTACCGCACGACTCTCGAAAGAAGCCACTGTTATAGGATTTACTCCTATTAACAGTGTGCCCAGCGAACTCGAGTACATTGCAGACGAGATTAAATGCGCTTTCAACGCAGATGATGTCATCGCCAAATACCGAAAAAGCTGGAACCATGCCAGTATTGTCGACGGGTAACCGCATGGCAATATAGCAAGCTTCTACGATAGCAGCAAATATCAAGGTTTGTAGGGGAAATGTAAAACCGTTTCCCATAGTTGAAAACACCGCCAAGTCAACACGCTGTCCGTCTGGCAGTTCTATGCATTTCGCACGAACTGTGTCTAGAGCAGCGTACGCTTGTCGGGGTAATAACCACTTGATAAGAGCACACGCGTTAAGATCCGATGCAGATTTGAGATCGATTGTGGCATGACTGCCATAAACCGAGCCCAGTCTGGCTAGGAACCGGTTAATAGTAGGTTGCTTACTCAGGTCTATGTTATAGGCCCGCTTAAGAACAGACTCTATCTGGTCACCTAGCGCAAGCTGGTAAAGCATTTCCAGGCTTGCTTCGGTATTGATAACGCGAGAAATATCGTAATTCTTCTTCGCGAAGGTAAGCTTTGAAGCATCAACGATAGAGTACTCGCCATAACGGTCGCAGCGCAATTTTTCTGCTGCGCGCCACACGAGCGGGATACTCTCCCTGTAGTACTGCCAGAGAGCTTGGTCGTAGGAAGTTATACGTGAAGAAAAAACTTTTCCGACGAAGTCGGTAAGCTTAGTTCCACGAGAACTGCCGGGCCCAGGTCTTAGCCTATCAAAGCACTTGGCTATAGATATAGCAGAGGTCTGAAGCTCGTCGCTATGTATATGATGGTATAAACGTTCACGTGCGATTTCTAATATCTCGCAGTAGACGCTCGTCTCATCAACGACAAAACGCGAGCAGCGGGCATTTGACTCCAAAAAGAGTTCAAGTGCGGCTTTGTCAGCGATCTTATTCTCACCTCTAGGCTCAAGTTTCTTTAGCAGAGACTGATGAAGCATAGTCAATGCTGCCTGTTGGTGAGACATATCCGAGTATAGATTGACATCTATACAAGGAGGTAGAAGGGACTTCAAAGTTGCAGGAATAACATCCATACAACACTCCTTTCAAGGAATGATTAAAGCAGGCCGTTGACAGCAGTATCGCCAATGCCGGCAGCCTGAGCCCAAACAAGGCCAGCGTGGGCAGAAAGCCCAGCGCGGACATTGTTAGGGTCGGCTACGTCGGCACCGGCAGGTACGTCAACAGTCGTGCGAATAATCATATTCTTGTAAGGTTGGCCGGCAAGCGGCAAAACACCCTTAACCGTGATCAGCTTGTACTGATTCATCGGGACGTTCGCGATGAGGCCGGTGGTCGGGTTAGGTTTACCCAGAGCCATCAGCTTCTTCGGACGCCAGACTGACAGAACAAACGGAGCGGCGACGGAGTGAACGATCACACCCGACTGAGTACCACCAACTGCAGTAACCGCGGACTGTTTTGCATTAAGGTCCGGAGGGTTATCGACAGTAGTGGTGTAGGTCGGAGAAGTGAAGCCGGTTTGAGGAGCGCCCGTTAGGGAGCCCGGGATGGTAATACTCATGGTATTATCCTTTAAAGGGGTTGCGTTTGGAAAGAGATCGGACTAAGGCGGCTATATTAGTAAGCTGTCCAATGGACGGGAGATTGAACGAGAGATCGGGAATTCCGAGACTCGCAATCGCCTGCCGTTCGATCCTAGTGTATACTGAAGTATATGTCCACGGATCGGCCGTAACAGTAAAGTTCTTTGGCGATGACGCAGTGTTTCTGTAAGCACCAGGTAAATCAAACATGGTGTTACGTTCGCGCGACGTTATCTTGCCAAATTTAACAGAACGGTTATAGTCGAAGTAACAACCGAGGACATCCCCGATATTGGTAAAGTAGTCGATGAGGAAAGACCAAGGCAACAACTCCCAAGTGGTGGGGATAATCTCGTCTAGTCTGATCTTGCAAAGATCATAAAGACGGTCAATCGAACCATCAGCTGAGGTGTTGAAGCGATTATCAATCCAAACGACATACTGAACCGACCCTTGATAGTGTACGACCCGGTCGAACTTCCAAAAGAAGTCGGTGCCGGGCCACGCACAATCAAGACCGCTGTTTAAGGTCTCCATGTAGTTGTCGGTGAAACGGTAAGACAAACGTTGCAGCCCATTCGGGAAGAAACGTGCCTTCTGTTCAAAGTAAACTTCAAGGATGGCCTTAATATCAGCGATGAGGGGGCGCACACCAAATACGAACTCTAACCATGTCTGCGCGACAACAAAAGACCAATCTGCCTCGTCATCTACATATTGAGAACGTTTCCGCCGAGCTCTTCGCTCTGCACGGTCACGTCTAATACGCATTTCGAGGTCAGTAAAGATCTGAAGCTTCTCGCGTAGAGCACGGAAAGGAGATTTCAGCATATGGAGGGTCTCACGAAGCTCACCAGCAAACGTTGGCCCGGAGAAGTCCGAGGTCTCATGTTTCCTGATTTTCTTAATGATACCCAAAAGTGCTTTATTGCCGACGTCAGTCATAAAACCTGCTTTCGCAAGTTTAGTATGAGCACCATAGCCATAACCATTATTATTCAAATATTTAGTTTGAATCTGGGTACCGGCTAAAAGAGGATCACCACCCGAGACACGCTGTATAACTACATTGGGCCTCGAATAATTAAACTCTTGTGCAGTTACCAACATATAGTTGGTAGCATTCTGACCGTCGTTTATGGCCTGCTGAAATTTAGGGCGATCGGAACCGATACGACTAAAAGAGCCGGTGTGGAGATAGGTGCCATAGGTAGGGGGTAAACCCCATTGGCCCATCTCACCACGCCAGTACTTAGTAGTTTTAACGGTCTTATTACCCATATCAACACCCTTGCAATGCGGATCCAAGGGACCGCAAAGTCACCAAGCCTTCATCATCGACTACAGAGAGCGAAAACGAACACAAAACAACTACTAAATCAAGCAAAGCAGCCTGATTTAGAGTAGTAGACTTGCCATCAGAGTAACCAAAGCGAATCTCTTCGCACTGGTCCACCCTGAAAACGCGACTAGCTACATTCTCGATATCGAGAATAGATATAGTGTTAGTGTTCATAATAACTCCTGTAGGTAGATGGTGGGGCCTGG